TGCTGGTAATACTCTGCGAGTGGTGAATGAAGGCACTAGCGCAGTATTCATCGCAGTAGGCGATACTGCCGCTACTGCAATTGCAACATTGCCAAGCAATGGCCTTACAACTAGTTGCTATGTCGCCCCGAATGCAGATGTCAACTTTTCCATTCCAGCCGACAGTGCAAAGTTTGTCAGTGCTATCACTCGTTCTGGCACAGCTACTGTGGAATTCTACGCTGGGGAATCGAGCTAATGAATGCCGCTAATCGAAGCGGGCATTGCAATGCGGATTGGCAAGCGAACGCTGGCCCGTCACAAATCCTCAATAGGCCAAATGTTTGTGAGATTCAGCGCACGCGAGCACAGACCAATACATCGGGTGCATTGACTTGGACATTCCCGATTGCTTACGGTGCTGGCGTCATTCCTAATGTCCAAATTTCTGTGGAAGATGGCACAGCGGGCGCTATCTGGAATCAGCAGATCACAGCAGTGAGCAATACGAGCGTAACCGTCCAAATCACTAAGACCACTTCTGTTTCAGTTCTCGGCATCAATGTCTTAGGCGTAGCTGCCAGCCCTCAGGCTTATGTACATCTGACTGTCACTCCTCCATAAATGGCGACAATCCAGCTACCGAACAATTGGCGGCCACGTGAATACCAGATGGCCGCATGGTCATATCTGGAGAATGGTGGGCGACATGCTGAATTGATCTGGCCGCGAAGGGCTGGCAAAGACGCTGTCTGCCTTCATTGGGCAGCATGTGCATCGTTTGAGCGTATTGCTAACTACTGGCACATGCTCCCTGAATACAGCCAGGCGCGCAAAGCTATTTGGGATGCAGTGAATCCAACGACTGGCAAGAAACGCATCGATGAGGCATTCCCGCATGAATTGCGTCGCCGAGTAGACAACACCAAAATGACCATTGAGTTTATCAATGGCAGCACTTGGCAGGTTGTCGGCTCTGATAACCCCGATAGTCTGGTCGGCACTACTCCTGCTGGTATCGTCTATTCCGAATGGGCGCTATCCAATCCAAATGTAAGGGCTTACTTACGCCCAATCATTGCGGAAAACAACGGCTGGCAAGCATTTATCACGACTCCACGCGGCAGGAATCACGCTTATACGACCTTCGCGGCAGCAGAAAAGAACATGCGCGCAGGATTGGACGTGTTTGCTCAACGCTTGGATGCATATGATTGCCGGACAATGACGCCAGCCCAATTAGCGGCTGAACTCAAGGAATACATTGATTCATTCGGTGAGGATTACGGTAGGGCGAAGTTTGAGCAGGAATATCTATGCTCATTCGATGCTGCGATCATGGGTGCAATCTTGGCACGCTCTATTGCCGCTGCTGAAAAAGAAGGCAGGGTCAATGATGATGTGCAATATGACCCATATGGTGCACCAATCGAGATTACTTGTGATTTAGGCCGACGTGATACAGCCACTTGGTGGTTCTGGCAGCCTCAGATTGGCGGCTATCAAATCATTGATTATGCAAGCGGATGGGCGATTGATGCTGAGGAATGGTGTTATAAGCTCTCGAATATGCTTGAGTCATATAAAAATAGCGATGGCAAGCCAGCATTAGGCCGAATTTGGATGCCGCATGATGCGAGAGCTAAGACGTTCAGCGCCAAGCATAGTGCTGTTGAAATCTTCATTGAGAAATTCGGAACAAAGCGTGTTGCCATGGTTCCGCGATCTTCCATTGCCGACCGTGTTAATGCTGCCCGCGTAATGATCGGTAAAATCAAGTTCAATCAGACTAAATGCGAGCGTGGATTAGATGGATTGCGTAACTGGCGGTATGAATATGACGAAGAGGCAAAGATATTCGGCTCTGATCCGGTTCACGATTGGTCTTCCCACGATGGCGATGGATTTAGTTATGGCTGTCAGATAATGCAGCAAGCCGAACCACCAGCGCCTAAACCTGAAGATATGCGCGGTATATTCGTTGGTATTAACAAAAATAATGTTACACTAGAAGAAATGTGGGCATCTACGCCTAAAAGAGAACAAGGGCGCATATAAATGGCAACTACTGATAATCGAGATATTGTTACTAGTCCATCCCAAAAATGGGTGGAAGCCATTGCATCTTATGAGCGCGAATTCAAGAAATGGGAGAATCGCGCAGAGAAGATCGTTAAGATTTATCGTGATTTCGACAGCAATGCTGATAATCGAAACACTCAAGCGGTCAATTTCAATATCCTTTGGTCGAATATTCAAACGCTGCTTCCTGCTGTCTTCTCTCGCCTTCCTAAGCCTGACGTTTCCAGGCGATATCGTGATACTGATCCTATTGGTCGAGTAGCTGCGCTCTTGCTTGAGCGCGCACTTTGCTTTGAAGTTGATCACTATCCCGATTACGGCGCTGCAATGGAAAACTGCGTGCGCGATCGCTTCCTAGGCGGTCGTGGTCAAGCATGGGTTCGTTATGAGCCGCATATTGTTGCTCTGCCAGGCGACCCCGAAGATGGTCTTCAAGTTACTGACGATGCTGATGCTGGTGTAGAAGGCGAGCAGATCGAAGAGATTGAATACGAATGCTGCCCAGTGGATTATGTCCATTGGAAGGATTTCGGGCATGTAGTGGCGCGTACATGGGAAGAAGTGCCGGCAGTATGGCGTAAGGTATATATGAACCGTGATGCGCTGATTAAGCGCTTTGGGGAAGAAATTGCCTATCGCATTCCTCTGGATACTAAGCCTGACGCCATCAACAACGGTAATTTCACGCAAAACAGCAGCCAAGATGCGAAATCACAGGCATGCATCTATGAGATTTGGGACAAAGAGAATCAGAAAGCTATTTGGTTTTCCAAGACACTGAAGCAGATCATTGATGAGCGTTCTGATCCCCTTGGCCTTGAAAACTTCTTCCCCTGCCCTCGCCCTCTGTATGCCACATTGACCAGCGATACGCTAGTCCCGGTTCCAGACTATAAACAATATCAGGATCAGGCTCAGCAGCTTAATAAACTAGCTGTTCGCATTGATGGCTTGATTAAGATGCTCGTAGTGAAAGGCGTCTATGATGCTGCGATTCCTGAACTAGCACGCCTATTCAAAGAGGCTGGTAATGGGGACCTGATTCCAGTCAAGAGCTTCCAGAACTTTTCTGAGAAAGCGGGCCTAAAAGGCTCAATTGATCTATTTGACATTGCTCCTATCGTTGCAGCGCTGAACGAGGCTTATCAAGCTATGGAGGCGGTCAAGAACGAGATTTACGAGTTGATGGGTATCTCGGATATCGTTCGTGGTTCCTCTGATCCGCAAGAAACTTATGGCGCGCAGAAGCTCAAGGGCCAATATGGCAGCATGCGTCTACGATCAAATCAAGAAGCGGTTGTCAAGTTTGCCACTGAACTATTGCAGATCAAAGCACAGATTATCTGTAAACATTTCCAACCTGAAAACTTCCTCAAGATTGCAGCGGCTGACCAAATTCAGCCAACAGATCAACAAATGATCCCTCAGGCAATTCAATTGCTAATGGGTGATCGTGCTATGAATCCAGAAGTTGAGACTCGCGAAGGTCCATTAATGGGCTTCCGCATCGAAGTTTCAAGTGATTCCATGGTGCAGATGAATGAGGAACAGGAAAAAAATGACCGTGTTCAATTTTTGGGTGCCGTTTCTGGCTTCCTGCGTGATGCCATGGCTGCTGTTCAGCAAGCTCCCCAACTTGCTCCCTTATCTGCTCTCCTTCTTAAATACGGCGTAAGTGGATTCAAAGTCGGCAAGACCGTGGAAGGTGCGATTGATCAAATGATAGACCAATTGACGCAAGAAGCACAGAACCCACAGCCTAAGCCGAGCAAGGAAGAAATGGCGGCACAAGCGAGCATGCAGCAAGAGAAGCAAAAGGCTCAATTGCAGGCAATGCTCAAAGATCGTGAGATTCAGGCTGAAAAAGAGCTTGAACTGGCCCGCCAGCAATTCCAGGCGCAAGAGGAACAGAACCGCAATCAATTGGAAGCTCAACGCTCTCAATTGGAAGCCCGTTTGGAAGCTCAATTGGAAATGCAGCGTCAGGCTAATGCTAGGGAATTGGAATCAATGCGTGGTCAAATCCAAGTGCTTATCGCTTCGATGAATAATGAGGCACGATTGGAACAGGCGCAAATTGCTGCTCAAACTACTTTGACTAATCAGCAGATTAATGCTGCTGAAAGTGCTGATGATGAGGTGAATCAATAATGCCTATTTACGCCATGATTTGCCAATGTGGGCATGAAGAGGATATTTATCGTTCTATCTCTAAGATGAATGATGACTTACCGAAGCATTGTGGTATTACAATGCAGCGTAAAATAATCGCCCCAATGGTAGCCGCTGATATTCAACCCTATCAGAGTATGTGCGATGGTAGTTGGATTACTAGTCGTTCTCAGCATAAAGCGCATTTAAAACAGCATAATGTAATTGAAGTCGGCAATGAAAAAGTAGAAGCACCAAAGAAACATATTGCGCCACCGACTGGATTAAAAGATACTCTTATCCGCACGGTAAATGAAAAATTGAAATAACTCTTTCTCGATTACTTGAGAGGATTAAATGAACGAAGAAATTGAAGTAAGTCAGCCAGAATCTCGGCGTGATATGTTGGCCGCAAGTTTTGATGATATTGAAACTGCGCAACCAGAGGAAAAGCCGGTAATCGACCGTGCTAGGGATGAGCAGGGGAAATTTGCTCCTGAAACGCCAAAGGTAGAAGCACAGAAAGATCCGCTTACGCCTGAAGAACAGCAAATGACTCAGCGAGAGCTGACGACCTGGCGCAAGGAATATCGTCCACTTCAGGATAAATTGGGCCGTGGCGAGGCGCTGAGCGCTGATGAAGCACGTAAATTGTATGAATACAACTTTGAACGCGAGAAGCAATACGCTAGTGGCGTAGCGGCGTTTAAAGGCGAAGCTGAACAAGCTCGCGAGTTGACTAATGTAATGAATGAGTTCATGCCGATTCTTCAGCAGAACAACATTCAACCGGCAACATGGATTAAGAATCTTGGCAACGCTCATCGTACTCTAGTGATGGGTTCGCCAGAGCAAAAATTGCAGATGTTTAGCCAGCTTGCACAGGAATATGGTGTTCCTTTGGCGGCTATTCATCAAGCGCAACAAGGTCAAGTAGATCCAGTTGCCATGCAATTGATGCAAGAGCTTCAAATGATTAAGCAGCAAGTTAGTGGTGTGACTAACTGGCGCGAGCAACAAGAGCAAGCGGCAGTACACCAAGAATTGGCAAAGTTCGGGGATACCTCTAAATATCCACACTTTGAGCAGGTACGCGGGGACATGGCTCTATTACTAGAGGCAGGTCGTGCCCAAGACCTTGATGACGCTTATGCGAAGGCTGTGCGCCTGTCTGACGATGCATGGAAGGCTGAGCAAGATCGAATTGCACAGACCACGATGCATAGCCAGCAACAGGCGAAAGCAGTATCCGTAGCTAAAGCGAAAGCGAGTGGTGGACAAGTGAAGAGTGCTACTCCTAGCACAATGATTCCAGTCCCAACCGCAAAGGATAGGCGTGGCGCATTGATGGAAGCTTTTGATTCCGTCGAGCCAGGCCGGGTTTGATCTGTCTAAAACAGGAGAAATATTATGGCTTTCGCCAACTCTCAAATTACCGATATTATCGCGACCACGATTCAAAGCCGTTCCGGCGAACTGGCAGATAATTTGACTAACAACAATGCGCTGCTGCGTCGTCTGAAAGCACGCGGCAATGTGCGACCATTCTCCGGTGGTAACGTGATCTTGGAAGAGATCATGTATAACGATCCGAGTACGGATAATAGCGCATCCTATTCTGGCTATGAGGCGATTAACATTTCGCCTGATAGTCCGATTTCCGCTGCTCAATACAGTATTAAGCAATATGCCGATGCTGTGACTATGTCCGGCCTGGAAATGCTGCAAAACAGCGGCAAGGAACAAATCATTGACCTGTTGGACGGTCGTATGATGGTTTCTGAGGCCCGTCTGCTGAACCGTATCGGTTCTGATATCTATCAGGATGGTACTGGCAATGGCGGCAAGAATATCACCGGCCTGGCTGCTGCTGTGCCTGATGTTCCTACTACTGGCACTTATGGCGGTATTGACCGTGCAACCTGGACTTTCTGGCAGCCGAAGAAGTTTTCGGGTGTGACTGATGGCGGTGGCGCAGTATCCGTTGCCAATATTCAGCAGTACATGACCAAGCTTGCTCTGCAACTCGTTCGTGGTACTGACATGCCTGACCTGATCGTCGCGGATACTAACTACTACGCTCTATATGCTAACTCGCTGCAAGCAATTCAGCGTGTTACTTCGGATGGCGGTGGTGATGCCGGCGCTGGTTTTGCAAGCCTGAAATTCTACGGCGGCGGCACTCAGGCCGATGTTGTTCTGGACGGTGGTATCGGTGCAGCAGCAACCGCTAACCATATGTGGTTCCTGAACACCAAATACATCTTCTTCCGTCCACACAAAGACCGCAACTTCGTGCCAATCGGTGGTGAGCGTCAAGCTGTCAATCAGGATGCAATCGTGCGTCTGTATGGCTGGGCTGGCAATATGACTGTGTCGGGTTCTCAGTTCCAAGGTGTTTTGATCCAGTGATGGCCTAAATCTATGCAAGAGCTATATAATATCCTTGTAATTATCAAAGGAGAAAATTATGGCTCGCCCTCGATCGGATGTTTATAAACGCTTCAAAGACAAGATTAAAGTTGCTGAAAATGGATGTCATGAATGGCAATCGACTATAAAAAGAGATGGATATGGTCAATTTCATCATGATGGCAAAGCACAAAAGGCCCATAAAGTTGCTTATGAACTTTATAAGGGAGAAGTGCAAAAAGGTATCGTCGTCATGCATACTTGCGACAATAAAATTTGCGTAAATCCTGATCATCTTAGATTGGGAACTACAAAAGATAATGTTGCCGACATGGATGCAAAAAAAAGACGCGGTACTGTAAGCAATTTGACATATGCAGATGTTGCAGAAATCAAACAAATGCTTGCAAATAGATATTCTCAACAACTTATCGCGAATAAATTTGGTGTGTATCAAACAACGATTAGCAGGATCAAATTAGGTAAGACAAAACTTTTTAAGGAGTAAGCATCATGGCTTATACCATTCAAAATCCATTGGCAGGGTTCCAGCCAATTAACGTTACCGATACGGTGAAGAATCATCCTATTGGCATGATCGTCAGCGCCACCGATCCTATCTATGGCGCTGGCGAATTCATCTACCTGCTGGGCGTAGCTTCGACCGTAGTAGGTTCCGTCGTTACTTATAATGGCAATACCACTGGTACGCCAACTGGTCAAACTGCATTGGCAACCAATGCGGCTAACCAGGCTCGCCCTATCGCTGTCGCAATGTCGGCAAATGTGGCAACCCAATATGGCTGGTATCAAATCTACGGTAACGCTGTCTGCGCTACTAACGGCACTCTGGCTGCTGGTCCTGCACCTGTCTATCTGGCTGGTTCTGGTCAGCTTAGCTCTACTGCTGTTGCCGGTACTCAAGTTCTGGGTGCTATCAATGTAACGGCTACTGGCACTCCTGCTGCGAACCAAGCTGTGGTTGAAATTAATCGACCACATGCACAGGGCGCAATCACCTGATGAATGGGGCTTCGGCCCCATCTTTCGAAGGAGAAAGTTATGTCTGGTTTTCAACAGGATATGTGCGGTACTGGCACTCCAGCAGCACAAGCAGCCGCAATTGCTGGTTCGATTCAACTAAGCCAAACCGCAACAGGCAACAGTCAAGCTACAGCATTTGCAGTTACCGCTAGCACCACTGAATTTACTACTGTAGCTGCTAGTACGGGTGCAATTCTTCCAGTGCTGCGTATTACTGCAAATGATGCGCTTTATATTGTGAACAATGGTGCCAATGCACTATCTGTCTATCCACCTGTCGGTTTCAAAATCGGTACGACTGCTACAAACGGTTCGGTATCGATCCCAGCAGGTAAAGCGGGTGAGTTTGTAGCCCGTGGTGATGGTAATTACTTCGCAAATATTAGTTCCTAATTGATGGGGAGTCCGCTCCCCATTTTCTTAACTGACTACCTCAATTACTTGAAGGGAATCAAAAATGAGTCAAATGCTTGCTTCTGATCTGAATAATCCTGAGTTCGTAGGCGCTTCTAATCCTGATGCACGCCTATCTGTTGTTTTCTTTAGCAAGCCGCTGAAGAATAATTTCCGATCTGAACAGGAAGGCCGTCCCATCTTCGATGATTGCGACATGGTGCGAATCTATGTCCCTGGCGATGATAAGAATATCGTAGAGACATTTGTGCGTGATGATCATAAACGCCGGTTCCCGCTCCAATGGGCGCATTATCAGAACAAAATGCAGGGCGATCAGCGCTTGGCTGGTAAGACTCCGATTAATCAGTGGCCGCGTATCACTCCTGCACAAGCAGAAGAACTGCGTGCATTGAAGTTTCTATCTGTTGAAGATGTGGCAAACGCTTCTGATTCGAATATTCAGCAGATTGGTATGCTGGCCGGTATGTCGCCATATTCATTCCGTGAAGCAGCGCAACGATATTTGAAACTAGCCTCTGATGAATCGGCAGCAGCTAAAAGCGATGAGCGCTTGAAAGCAATGGAAGCTGAGAATCAGGCGATGAAAGAGCAAATGCAAAAGATGCAGGTTCATTTTGAAATGATGGCAAATCAACCGCAAAGCGCTCAAGAAGAAGTAAAATCCGAAGAAGCTCCACGACGTGGACGACCACCGAAAGAAAGCTAATTCATGAAAACCATGCTGCAAATCATCCAGGCTGCAACACAGGAAATGGCAATCCCAGTTCCTACATTAGTAGCCGGTTCAACTTCAACCGATACGATTCAATTGTTTGCCTTGTTGAATCGCGTTTTGAGTGATTTGCAGCGTGATTATATTTGGCAGTCTTTGCGTGTTGAATATCGATTCACTACACAGTTCTTGCAGACAACTGGAACGGTTACGGCTAATAGTCCGATCATCACTGCGATTGCGAATACGACTGGACTCGATAATACGTATCAAATCGTCGCTACCGGCGTGAACAACGATACATATATCCAGACCAAGGATTCTGCTACCCAGGTCACGATGACTCAAGCGGCTAGCGCATCGGGAACCGGCATCCCGATTACTTTCTGCAAGACCAAATATGCAATGCCTGCCGATTATGATCGACCGATCGATCGGACCCAATGGGACAAGTCTAAGCATTGGGAAATGCTCGGTCCTGAAACGCCGCAACAGTGGCAATGGCTGAAGTCTGGTTATATTTCGACTGGCCCTCGTATCCGCTGGACGTATCTCGGTGGATTTTTCCAAATCTGGCCTGCTGTCAGTTCGCCAGAATATCTCGGTTTTGAATACATTAGTAACGGCGCGGTTCTGGATTCGACTGGCGTTCGAAAACAGTATTTCACTGCTGATAGCGATACTTGCATCTTCCCTGATGGGCTGATGATTGTCGGATTGAAGAATGCGTATTACCAAGCTAAAGGCTTCGGGGATCAGTACACATCTGAGTTTGAAAATCTCTGGTCGATCGCTAAGGCGAATGACTCAGGTAGTGCAACGCTGCATATGGCTCCTGATCCACTTAACACATTGATTGGATGGGAAAACATCCCTGACAGCCAATACGGGAATTAACATATGTTCATTCCTCGCCAAAAACGACCGCCTCAGCAACCTCAGGCACAAACGCTCACGCTTCCTGCTCCTACTGGTGGCTTGAATGCGCGTGATGCGCTGGCTGCTATGCCGCCAACCGATGCGACGATCCTTACTAACTTTTTCCCAAATACCACGAGTGTAGAGTTGCGTAAAGGCTTCGTACGCTGGTCAACCGGTTATACATCGGCTGTGGAAAGTCTGATGGCATATAACGCTGGTGCTACTAGCAAGCTATTTGCGGCTTCTGATGGCTCATTCTATGATGCTACAGCGCAAGGAGCAGTAGGCGCTCCCCTTGTAACTGGGTTGACAAATGCACGCTGGCAGCATGTGAATTTTACGACTCCAGGCGGTTCATTCCTTTATGCCGTAAATGGCGCTGACTACCCGCGTATTTACGATGGTACGACATGGAAAGCTGTCTCTGGACTAGGTTCACAGACAATTAACACGATCACTTATTCTGGCAGCACTGCTACAGCTACTACCAGCGCACCACATCTGCTGTCTACCGGGACGATTATCAGTCTAACTGGCGCAACGCCGACGATGTATAACGGCGCTTATGTCATCACATCGACTGGTGCAAATACTTTTACTTATGTGATGGGCCAATATGCGATTGCATCAATCACATTCTCAGGTGCCACGGCAACGCTCACGACTATCTTCCCGCATGGGCTTAGCACTGGCAATAACATCACTGTTTCTGGTGCTGCTCCGTCACAATACAATGCGACGTCAAATATCACTGTCACAAGCCCTACTACCTTCACTTATACGATGGGTGGTACGCCAGCAACGAATGCGACGACTGTAGGCCAGTATGTTGTTAATCAGACGACTAGTACACTAACTCGTGTTGGAACACTAGCCACGCTGACTGCTGGCACTCCACATAACTTGGTGACTGGCGATTTCGTTCTTGTCTCTGGTGCTACACCAGTGGCCTTTAATGGCACATTCCAAGTAACCGTTACTAGCACGACGGCATTCACCTATAACATGCAAAGCGATCCAGGCTCAAATGCTGCGCCGGTTGGTACTTTCATCAAAGTTCCAGGTAGCAATGCTGCGATCACTGGTACTTATACGATTGTGCAACGCCCTGTATCGATAACCTTTGTTGGGACGGCCGCGACTTATACGACAAGCACGCCACACAATCTGACGACTGGCACAACGATTATCGTTTCTGGTGCTAATCCGAATGAATATAACGGAACGTTCGCTGTGACCGTCACGAGTCCTACGACGTTCACATATACGATGACTGCTGTCCCGGCGACGAATGCAACTGTCGTTGGCACGTTCATTGTTACACCTGCCATTACTGGTGTAGATGCGCGAAATTTGATTCATCTGAACATCTATGCGAACCGGTTGTTCTTTATCGAAAAGAACACGCTAAAAGTATGGTTCCTGGCTCCCAATGCTATCTCTGGCGCGGCTCAAGTATTTGACTTTGGTTCACTAATGAATCTTGGTGGATCACTGTCTGCCATGATTACATGGACGATTGATAATGCCGCTGGAGTTCAGGAATATGCATGCTTCATTTCGACTGAAGGTGAAGTACTGATGTATACGGGTACTGATCCTAGCAATGCATCGAATTGGATTAAAGCCGGTCATTTTTATATCGGTCGTCCTCCTGGCCGTCGTTTCTATACTCGTTACGGATCAGATGTTATTCTTCTTACGACTGACGGATTTACTGCGCTTTCTAAATCTCTGCTTACTGACCGTTCTCAATTACGAGATTCTTTAAGCGATAAGATTTCAGTTCTGGTAAATAGCGATACCGAAAACTATTTCAATAACTTCGGATTCCAAGCAATTTACTATCCAACTGGCAATAAGATATTCGTTAATATTCCACAGGTTCAGAATACTAATCAATACCAATATGTGATGAATGTCGTTAATAATTCGTGGTGCAAATTCACGAATTGGAACGCAAACACATTTGAGATTTTAGGCAATGATTTATATTTCGGATCGAATGTAATTGCACAAGATTCTAGGGCTTATGTAGCCAAAGCAGATATTGGCTATTCAGATGATGGCGGTTATATCTTTGGTGAAGCCAAAACCGCATTTCAGTATTTTGGTTCGCCAGGTCGCAAGAAACATGTGTCCATGGTTCAACCGATTTTCAATGTAACTGGCAATATGTCGGCATCATTGGCTATCGATATGGATTTCACGGATAACTATCCAATCGCTAACCCTACTTTTACTGGTGTTGGTGGGACATTATGGAATACAAAACTTTGGAACACTTTCCCATGGAGTCCTGGCGTTAGCACTAAGACAGATTGGCAAGGTCTTACAGGTGTCGGCAATGCTGGTGCGTTGCACATGCGAATTGTAAACAATACCAGTGCGACAAACTGGCAAGCTGTGACATATGTATTCCGTCTAGGTGGTGTGCTATGAAGCTTTTCATTGCCCATGATGATATCGGGCATGAGAGCATTGCTAAATGGGTCTGCGAGCGCATTCCTCATGTTGAATCGTTCTCTAATATGAAAACAATTGGCGTGATGGATGAGGAAGGAAATCCTTTAGGCGCTGTCGTTTATCATGAATACCGTGATCACGACATTCAAATGTCTTGTGCTGCTGATTCATCAAGATGGCTGACTAGGAATATACTAGCGAAAATATTTGAATATCCGTTTTCGCAGCTTCAATGCAATAGAGTTACGGCACTGACTCCATTGAGAAACAGGCATACTCGCGAGTTTCTTGAGAAAACGGGATTCAAGCAAGAGGGCATTATGCGGCGCGGTTTTAATGATGATGACTGCGTAATCTATGGAATGCTGCGCGATGAATGTAAATGGATAGAAGGGAAAAATCATGGGTAAAAGTAGTCCAAAAGCTCCGGCTCCGCCTGATCCTAATGTAGTCGCAGCCGCGCAGACGCAACAAAATAAAGATACAGCAATTGCTAATGCGGCGCTGAATCGAATTGATCAGGTGACTCCATGGGGCAATCTTACCTATTCTCAGAATGGCGTGGATGCCAATGGCATTCCAAAATATACACAGACTGTTGCGTTATCACCTGAACAGCAAAAGCTATTGGATAGCCAAAATGGTATTAGCCAAGCTTTAGCTAATCTTGGCCTTAGTCAACTTAATACGACTACACAGACTCTTGGTCAGCCATTCAATTACAATGGCGCACCAAATCAAGTAAACAGCCTTGGTAATTTCAATCCTGTAAGTTATGGTTCTATTCAAAATGATGTTGATGTAAGTAAAGTTCCTTCCTTAATCGGAGGCCAGGATCTTGTTAAAGATTTACAGACCCAACGTGACGCTCTTTATAATCAACAAACGGCTTTTCTAGATCCACAATGGAAACAGGATCAATCGGATCTTGAAAATAAACTTGTACAACAAGGTATTGCTCAAAATTCTGATGCTTGGAATCGTGCGGTAGGAGATTTCAGCAGAAACAAAGAATTCGCTTATGGTAATGCACGTAATAGCGCAATTACTGGAGGTGGCGCTGAGCAATCAAGGTTATTTGGTATTGGTTTAGCATCAAATCAAAATGCTTATAATCAGGCACTGCAAAATGCACAATTCCACAATTCTGCTCAAGCGCAGGGATTTGGTCAAGCATTTCAAAATAGCCAAGCAGGATTCAATCAGAACCTTGCAAATGCTAATTTGCAGAATCAAGGACGTAATCAATATATCAATGAGCAGAATTATTTGCGCCAACAGCCATTGAATGAATTGAACGCTTTGCGATCTGGCTCACAAGTAACTGCACCTCAATTCTCTGGTGTACCGCAGGCGTTGATTGGGAATACCGATGTGACTGGTCTTTATAACAATCAATATCAGGGGCAATTGGCTGCATATAATGCTCAGCAAGCAAGTAATAATTCTTTGACCAGTGGTCTATTTGGACTTGGCTCAGCATTTGCAGGCTCTGGAACGGGATCTGCCTTGATTGGTCAAGGTTTGTCTGCATTGGCCGCGTTCTCTGATCGCCGCCTAAAAACTGATATTGAGCGCATTGGCACTCATGATTTGGGTATCGGTCTTTATAAGTGGAATTATGTATGGGGACAGCCTGGGATTGGTGTGATGGCCGATGAGGTTGAGAATATTCGTCCTGATGCGGTTATCATGCATCCGAGTGGATATAAGATGGTGAACTATGGAGCCCTGTGATGTCAAATACCGTTAATACCATCAGCTTCGGACCAAGCCAGCAGGATTTGCAGGCTCAGCAAATTGATTTGCAACGCCGACAGCAGTTTGCTGATGCGTTGCGATCTCAATCTTTGCAGCCTCTTGAGTCGCAAATGGTGTCAGGACGTGTTGTGCCTACTAGTCCATGGCTTGGCGCAATCAAACTCGCTCAAGCTGCGCTAGCGGGTCATGAGCAAAGGCAAAATGCTGCTGATGAAGCGGCATTAGGCCAAGCATCTGCGCAGCGGCAAGCCGCAGCATTGCGAGCATTAGCTCCTGCTGGTACGTTCGATCAAAATATGCAAGCTGCCCCACGTCAGCCCGTTCAACTTGGAATGGGGTTGACTGATGAAAGCATGGGCGAAGCTCCTCCACAAACTCCTGCTATGCCGCAAATTGATCAGGCTACGCGTTCTCGTTGGGTAAAAATCCTGGCCGCGAATAACTATGATCCTGCTCTTGCCAAGAAACTGATTGAAAACGAACTGACTACGCCTGAAGAAACTCGCAATCTTCTGGCTCAGGGCATTGATCCAGTCGCATATGGAAAGGCTCGCCTTGGGAAAGAACAAGCGGCCGGCGTTACTAACGTAGCTGCTGGAACGAGTGTATACAACCCAAGTACGGGTCAATTTGTCGCTGCTGCACCAGATTTTGCTAATGGTGTCCAAGGAAGTTTTGGCCCTAATGGCCCACAAATTAGCCGTATTCAAGGCTCCGAAGTCATTCCGCAAATGGCTGGTGAAAAAGCACGGCAAGAAGCGGCGGGACGTGCCGGATTTAATACGATCACAGTCAATACTCCAAATGGCCCAGTGCTGCTCACCGAAGAACAAGCCGCTAGGATGGCTGGTGGTGGTCAACAACCTCAAGCAAATGCCCCAGTCAATTTCACGGCTTCTAACGGCGTGTCTATCAATATGGCTGGCCGCACTCCACAGCAGATCATCCAAGCGGCACAAGCCAGCGGTGATCCGCAAGTAATGCAGGCTGTCGGCGAATGGATGCGTAGTGGTGGACAACAATCGCAAGGTCAACCAGGTATTCCACTTATGTCCAAAGCGCAGGAAGCACTGCAAGTAGGACAGGCTGAAAATCAAGTAGCACTTGCGCGTGATCTGGCAAAAAATGCTCAATCGCCAGAAGCTCAGCAAAAGATTGCTGATGCTCAATCGGTAGTTGGTTTGCTTCAAGAGGCAACGCCATTCATTCAAAGCGCTACTAGCAGCACTGTGGGCAATCTTCGTGATGCAGCATTGGGCCTTGTCGGCAAATCTACTAATGCCGGTCAAGATGCCGCTCGATTGGCCGCAATTGGTGGTCAACTGGTATCCAAGATGCCGAAAATGTCCGGCCCCCAATCTGATAAAGACGTTCTGCTTTACAAGGAAATGGCTGGTCGAATTGGAGATCCAACTGTTCCATCTGATATTAAGCAAGCGGCAGCAGATACGATCCTCCGTTTGAATCAAAAGTATCTTGAACGTAATCAAGGCAGCATGGCAACTCAAGCACTGAAACAGACGCAAGGATCGGGAAATGCTCCGAGTCTTGACAATTTGCTGAATAAATATGGAGGCCGTTAATGGCTGATCTGGCACAACTTGAGACTGCACTTCGCAATGCTGATGCGGCTGGTGATTCGCAAGCTGCGCAGATGATCGCGGCGGAGATTCGCCGCCAACGTTCGGCTCCTATTGCTCAGCCTGCTCAACAAGCAAAATATGATCCAACGCAAGGCATGAGCACTAGCGAGAAATTACTTGCTGGTGCTGGTAAAGCTTTTGTTGATCTTGGACGTGGGGCAGGCCAACTTGCACGAAATGTCTTACCTGAATCAACTGCAAACAACTTGGGATTGCCAACTGCTGCCGATATCGAAGAATCACGACGCCTAGATGCTCCATTAATGCATACTGGAGCGGGGACTATTGGCAATGTTGCTGGGTCTGTGGCTGCTGCATTACCTACTGTATTTATACCTGGCGCTAATACGATCGGTGGTGCAGCGCTATTAGGAGCCGCACAAGGCGCTTTGCAGCCGGTGGGTGAAAAGGATAGCCGATTGCAAAATATCGGCACTGGCGCTCTTTTCGGAGCTGCTGTGCCTGCTGCTATTAAGACTGCTCAAATTGGCAAAGCTGCATTGATTGACCCGATTACTGATGCTGGTCGTGCGCGAATCGTTGCTAAGGCATTGCGCCGTGCTGCGTCCAATCCTGAACAAGCCGCGCAGAATCTTGCAACTCGGACTGCTGCAACGCCCGGATTCCAGGCGACTGCCGGACAATTGGCTGATGATGCTGGTTTAGCTTCGCTTGAACGTGCTGCCCGTGCTATTCAACCGGCAGAGTTTGGGGATATCGATACTTCGCAACAGGCTGCATTGGTTAATGCATTGCGTGGTGTGGCAGGCACGCCAGAACAACGCGCAGCAGCAGTTACTGCGCGAGAGACGGCGACGGCTCCTTTATATGAAGCCGCTAAGCAAGCTACATTCAATCCTACGCCTGAGTTTGAGGCATTGATGCAGCGCCCATCCATGCAGGCTGCAACTCGCGCCGCCACTGATCTTGCTGCCGAGCGTGGTGGCACTTTTGGCGCGACTTTGCCTAATGGGCAGCCAGGATATACAGGTCAAGCTCTACACGATCTGAAAATGGGGCTTGATACTGCAATCATGGACCCGCAGCAAGGATTCATGGGCGCTAAAAAGGCCGCTGCCGATGCAACTCGTAATGAGTTTCTTCAGCAACTTGAAGC